CCTCGCTAGTGTATTCCCCAAAAGCAAAATCTAGTTTAGTCCCGTTAATAATGGCTTGCTGAAAAGCTAAAGAAGAATAGCTTTTTTGGTAGGTACTTAGCCCTGAATGGGTGATTGTAAAACCTCGTTCCCCGTAGACATAATCCTTAAAAGAATTACTTCCTAAAGTCGTACATTCTATCGGATCGGCAACGATCGAAAGCTCACAATTTTGAGCGTAAGCAACTGGCGTAAGTGCACCACTCACCTTAATATATAAAAACAGATCTTTACCCTTAATCACTTATCGCTCAACACTAAATCCGACACTAATATAATAAATTGCAATCGTATTAACTAAATATTTTAGCCTTAATTATTGACTATTCTTATATTTTTAGCAAAATTAGGCGTGTATTTATAGTTATATAACAAAGTATCATCTATTATTTCTATAAGCGTCATTTTTGCCGTTCCCTTTCGTGGCTCATGGCTAAACATTACCGGCAAAAATACCTTCCCAGTTATGCCCTGTATGCTAAATGTCATATCCGGAGATACGTCATCGCTGAAAATATCGCACTCGACAATAATAGCAGGACGCTGATAGTTGGTTAAAACCGCTATGGCTGTGATCTTGCCCAATGAAGCGTAAGGCTCAGATTTGCCGATGATCTTCCATGCGTTGCTGATCACCATCCCGGCTGCGTTGTTTGTATAGATATTGCCGCTAAGATTTGGGTTGTTAATGTTATCGTAAAGCGAAGCGTCGATGCTTTTTTCGGTACCTAAGAAGATCCCCGATTTGTTCAATATCTCCCAGGTGTCACCCGTTAAATCGTTTCCGCTAAACTCTGTAACGGTTATATCAATGGCATCATAATCAACATAACAGGTTGTGTTATTAGACCCCGGTCCAAACTCGGTGTAAACAGGATTGCCGTTACTGTCGATCGTTTCGTCTGCTGCGCGAGATGGCAATATGCCAAAAGTTATATATCCTATTCCCGGTATCTTAGCAGATTCCAAACTGTATTCCGTCCATTGCGCTAAATTATTAGGCGCTGAGATCCGGCAAAACTCCCAATTGTATTCATTTACAAAAACCGCTTCATCTATCCATGTGCCATCCGGCTGCAGGTAGAACTTCTTGAAATCGTTACGGGTAAAGGTGATGTAAAAGTTTGCAAATGGCGGTGTAACCCTTGCGGTGTCATTGCCATAACTTTGCAGGGTGATCTTAAACTTTAAGTTTGTATCAACTATCTGAACAGCATTCATCTGGCTATCAGAATAAGGCATAACAGCCCCCGAAAGCGTACTGCCTGTGCCATGGCTCCTAAATACAAAAGAACCATCATAGGCATAAGGCACAAACTTCAATTCATGTACCGAAGTGTCACCGTTATTATGGGCAAACACGAAATTAGCAGGATAACCCCCATCCGTGGCGCCAACTTCAAAGGATCTGTTTGTATTGTAAATGGCAGGTTTAGAAAAGTCATGTTTAACAGATACACTTGGTAAGGCTTTATCAAAACGTTTTACTGTTCCGCTCAATGGCTTATAGTCGCCTGTTTTACCGATTGATTTTCGGGTTGGAAAAGTGGAAGAATCATAAGCAAAGTTAAAATTAGCATCGTACTCTGTTACTATCCGGCTTCCGCTTGTTCTGATCAGGTCGTTAGCCAATGAAAAGATAAAATTACCCTTTACTTGCTTTAAGGTCCAGCCCAGAGCAGTGCAGATTTTAGAAATGACCGTGTTGCAATCGTCGGGTTTTAAATTGTCATCATAAAACAAATCGCCATACAAATAAGTATTCGGGTATTGATAATATGACCCGTTATCCTGGTCGCTGATAATAGAACATATGATTCTTTTGGATGCGCTATATCCTAAATTCTTAAGGCAGATTTGCAAAATATCTGTTAACTTTCTTTGACCTAAATATGGTTGCCCTGCTGTGTCCTGGAACTGGAAGCCCGTTAAACTTTCTAGTCCGTCAGTAGCTTTTAAAGATACCTCGTAATTGCCATCGATGTACATATCGGTGATCTCGTCGGGTATGATCCAGCCTTGCCAGTCTAATGTTCCGTTATAAAACTGCTCAACTTTCCATTGCCTTTCATCGTTGGAATAGAAATCAGTCATATTAAACGATCCTTCGTTGATTAGGTTGATACTTAAAACGCTGGCTGTGATTGGCGAATATTTATCGGTTCCGTTATTCAAATAGTCCTTAACGTAGGGTATTGATCCCGGCTTTAATTGCGTTGTGCTGCCTGTATAGCCTTTTTGTTTAAAGGAAACCTTGAAAACGTTGGAGTTATTTTGAGAAGAAACGAATTGAATGTAATAACGCTCTCCGTAAACCGTACCCGTTCCTGAATAGGCGCTGATAGTTACCGATTGTGTTGCGGTATACCCTGCGCGGTCCGTTACCGTTAAAGTATAGGTACCTGGCGCAAGTCCGGTAAAAACACCTGTAACGCTGGAAGCTGTGAATCCGCTTTTGGTTAATGTAAAATATATGCCGTTGTAACTGCTTCGCGCAATGGCGTGAATCGTTCCGTCGCCTGCTGAAGTAGCTGTTTCGTCTGTTGAAATAACGGAAAGTAAAGTTATATCAGAAACCGTTGCCGCTAAACTGGCCGTTGCAAATGGCGTGGTATTGGAAGCGGTTAATGTTACCCTTTGCCCATTATTGATATAAGAATAAGGGATTGTTGCGCCCCCTGCATAGGTACGGTGAAATGTGGTATAAGTACTTACGGTACTACCTGCAACGGTTACTTGGTTTGTAACTGTGTTGATATATACCGTAGGGTGTTCGCTTATTAAGTCTGCTCTTATCCCTTCAAATGCGTCTATTTGAACTATTGCCATAATTAACCGCCTATTCTCCTTTTTTGTTTATTCGCATTCTCAACCCATAACAACAAGTCAGGGCCAGATACACGGTGCATGATCGTTTGACCGCCACCGCCTCCGTTTGTATTCACAAAGTTTTTAAGCTTTGATAATGGCATGATGGCTTCTTTTTCTTTTCCTTCGCCTACCATGGCTAAGTGCGGGCGTGTTGTAATACCTCCGTCAGCATGGCCGGGAACGGTAAAGCCTGTAAATGACTTTAAAGCACCTCCGCTTCCACCTGCACCAAAAAGAGCACTTGCAAAAGTCAAAGTACCACCTGTTACTGCGGTCATAATTGCAGCAAATACAGCGGCTTCCGCTACTGCAATAATTAGCTTTTCAATCATTTTAACAAGGCCCTGTTCTATTGCTTTAAATGCGTTTGTCCCGCTATCCGCTATTGAACTAAAGATATTACCTAATGTATCGGCACCTATTTGAGCTAATTGCATCCCGTTTTCCTGAACGATAGCTTGCTGTTTAAGGCTTTCGGTTAATTCGTCTTGATATTTTTTCGTTTCTTTAACAGCGTCACTTTCTTTTAAATACCCCTGCATGGTTTTACCCAGGCTTTTAGTGTATTTATCGTTGTCGGTTGTTAGTTTTTCAATGTCGTGCTTATGTAGCAGATCAAAAACCTCGTCACCTGCGTAACCTGTTATTTGTGGCCCGCGGGAAGTTGAACCATGTTCTATTTTCCCTTTGGTTGGCTTGCCGTGGTTTTCATTGTCTGTTTTGAAATTGGCCGCTTGTTCAGCGCTCAGCGCCTGTGTCGAAAGGTCTAACTTCTGTTTATCCAGCTTAACGCTATCGGTTTTTAGATTATTCTGTTGCCTTAAGTTTTCGGTTATTTTATCCTCAATTTCCTGAAGCTTCCCGGCTTGGTAAGATGCAACGCCAGCCTCACCACCACCACCTGTTAAGGAAGATTGTGTATTTCCTACCAGGCTTTTACCTGCGGCTTCAGCGATTGCTTTCTGTTTGTTATAATCGGTTGCAAGCTTCAACCGTTCAGCTTCCAGATCGGTGATCTTTTGTTTATTCTCTATTTGCCTGTTAGTTTTGGTCGTTATACTATCTTCATAAGCTTTGGCCTCAGCTGCTGCTAATATGGCTCCGGCTAACTTCTGATAAGCTGCCACGTTTTGCCCTAATAGGGTATGTTCCCTTTCGGCATTGGTGAAGAATTTAGGGTACTTGGTTTCTAACTCGTCATAAGCGGCATTCCGGTCATGTAAAGAAATTTTATGATTTTGTGTAGCATCATAAAGGATCTTTAACCTTGTTAACTCGTTTTGTGCGCTCTCCTGCCCTTTAATCCTTGCGGCAGTTACCGAATTTAAAGTATCAAGATACTCAACTGTTTTCTCCTTAGCCTCTTTAGTATGTTTGGTTAAATGGCGATAAGCTTCATAAGCAACGGTTAATCCTAAGATTACACCACCTGGTCCTACTAATGAATTACACAAAGATTTAAAAGCCCCGGTCATTGTGCCGGTTTCATTATATAAACTGGAAATATGGTGGCCCATCGCCATTAACATCATATCGGCTCTTTGCCCGCCCATGAACAAAGCCAAGGCACCATCACGCGCGGCAGATAAACCGGATCTCATTTGCTGCATTCTCATTGAGGCAGACAAAGCCGAATTGCCCAGGTTCGTTACGGCATGGCCTGCTCTTACAGAAGCCTGGCTTGCCTGAGCGCCAAAGTTGTTTATTGCGCCAACACCCTGATTAAGTTTGGTATTTAGTTCGGTTAAATCGGCCCCGATGGTTGCGACGAGATCAGCCATGCTTTTTAAATATTTGTTGGTGCTGCTTTATTATTTCTTCCAGCTTTTCTTGTGTTACTTCTTCGGTTACTTTTTCAATCTTCCGATCTGTTGCTAATGGCATATATTCGGTAACATCCATTTTGAAATCAGTTGATTGCATTTTGATAATCGTGTAACATAGTTGCCTGGTATGGCCTAAAGCTTCGTACTGTTTCTTTATATGATGGGTATAAGCGCAATTGTACTCATACCATGTCATTGAGTAAAAGTCGTTAGTCTTTAGGCCTAGTTCAACAAGTGCCGTTTCCTTTACTTCTTCGAACGTTTCGGGCTTTTTTTTTCACCGCCAGCCGGTTGATTTGCCGCGATCCTTTGCAATTCGCTTGGAACCTGAACAGCAGTTAAAAAACCATCCATGATTGATTTATATTCCTCAATCGTAGCAGCTGCAACCCATGTTCTTATCGCTTTAGTGTCGGGTTTAAATTCCAGAGAATCATCTTCCCCGTATTCAAACTCGTAACCGATCCGGCCAGCCTTTAAAAGCGTGATCAAAACATTTAATGGTTGCTTCTTGTAAATCTCTAACAACTTACCTATAACAGCCCCCGGCCCTTCTGCCAAAAAACCTAACTCCTGCAGGGAAAAATTATTAAACTTAATCTTCCCTACAGGGGTATTTATAACGTTAGTATCAGTCATTATGGAGCAACATCTACTAGGGTTCCTGTTCCTTCAATTGTATAATCAAAGGTCACTATCTTACCATCATCTGCGGTGATTTTAAACGAACTTAAGTACCCAAGTCCACCGTAAAAAATCTTAGAATCAGAAGAACTAAAAGTGAAGTCGATAATCGTTTTGTTAAGGAACGCATCAGAAAACACCTTTGCGCTTACGCCTGTAGCACCTACTGCCGAATCGTCGTTAACGTTTGCGCTTCCACTTGTTTTCCAGGTGTATCGATCCGGGATCTGCTCTTCCCCTGCTCCGCTATCCTTAGAGGTAGTGTTAAGCATTTTGTAAGTTAGCTCTAAAGACGAGTTTAGAGATGCGGCTACTGCTTTATAAGCTGCGCCCTGCTTGATTTTACTTAAAACGGACGTGCCGTTATAGACTACTTGTGCTGACATTTCAGGTTAATTGTAATATGGTGTGTTTAAATCTTATTATCTTTCGGTATACAAAAAGGGTATCAGTTTTTTCAGTGATGGTGTTGCCCATTTGTTGAATGGTAGTTACGTTTTGAAAGTCTGGTGATAAATCCAGGTAATCAGCAGGATCATGCGGGCAGATCAAAGTCTTTACGATATCCGCGATCAGTTCAGCCTTTTTAAAGCCTGTTGGCTGCGTTGATCCCGTTCTTACGTCAACCGTAAAAGCAACCTCTGAACTAAAATTATCCTTGTTTGTCTGATTAGTGGGTACTTCGCTAAGTGTGGAAAGAAGAATATAAGCAAAGCTTTTAGAAGTATCGGTTTTGTCCGGCACGAAGCTATCAAAAACAGGAATGGTGACACCATCAAGCGTCACCGACCCGTTTAACTTCGCAAAATAAGCCGACCTTAAAACACTTCCAACTTCACGCATCCGCACTAATCTTTCTCACTCTATCTCACTCCACCTCACCGGCTTTTGATGTCTTAAAAATAGGTATTTTTATTATAATATCCAAATATTACATTCGCGCGCGCGAGGATTATTTAATATTTTTTAGTATTTCCTGCAATTTGGCCTTTAAAGAGGCTAATCCGGCATCTAAATTATGATAAAAGAATGGTCTGGCTTGTGTACCGGGATGGTTTACACGCTTTCCGAAGAAGGCAGATCCGTTCGATAATACCGAAGCTTTTTTAATTTCTATAACGTGCGCTGCAGTTCCGTATTCCATGTAATCAGAATAGTTTGCCCTGCTTTCAATAATGGCGGTTAGATCGTTATTGGCCGGTTCGCTCATGATCAACTGGCGAAGGTTCCCGGTATCAACTGGCGCATCGTTAACCATAGCAGCAACAACTTCCATTCCTGCGGCCTGTACTTCCTGTTTAGCCATAAGCTCAGTATCTTCTCCGTACTTTTGAAGCTTGGAAATTAACTCAGGTATGCCAGTTATGCCACTTGTCATAGTTAATTAACCGTTGCTTTCTTTTCCAGGTGTTTGCGGATCGTCTTTTTGCTGATCACAGTAACGTTTTGATTTAGTTTGGCGTATTCTTCCAGTAGTTCTGTAAACTTGAAATTGCCTACTCCCTCGATCTTAATGTCGATATCCTCGCTTAAGTCGTCTAATATTCCTTTGTCTTGTAAAAATTCACTTGCGTTCATAAATTATTGTTTTGTGGTTCCTCTTATTTCTAATAAATCTCTTTTGTCGTGCAATTCGGTCACGGCTGTAACCTGGTAAATCAATCCTGTGTGGGTATCAATAACCTGCATGTCTTTTGTTACGGCTTTATCCCTGCGGAAACGTACAGTAAACACTACCGCGTTGTTAAGTGTGGCCTGGTTATCCTCTAACTTTTTTGTGCCTGTTAATGGGTTTAAATAAGCGTTGGTCTGCCAATATTCGCTGTAAACGGGTTCGGTTAAACCGCCTTGACCGTCCGGCTCTTGCGTTGACTGTTGTATGGAAATTCTACGGTTAAAGATCAAAACAGCGGGTTCCTCCTGAACCGTCTGAATGTTCTGATAGAATTTTCATCTAAGGCCATAGAACCACGCACGCTTGATACTTCAATGTCGTCAGGGTGGTTATAATAGGTTTGCACCAGTTTTAAAACCCCGGTCCTTAAGCCTTCAGGTAATACTAAATTACTTTCCAGTACACCACTTTCAGGATCAGCAGCGATTTCACCATATCCGGCCAGATAAACCACCGTGTACAATGTCGGGCATTTCTTGTATGAACTGTACCAGATTGGTGTACCATCCATCAAGTAAAAAGGATAATTGGAAGGATCAGTAATATCGTTCCCGTATTGATCTTTTACGCTGATAATCTGCCTTACAGGGTAAAGCGGAAAGTCGTGCTGATCATTGGCGGTAAACGTTACCGTCTTAAGCCCGAAAGCAAGACCGCTTTCCAGTTCTCCGGCTTCCCTAGCTGCTGATATCAGATTGTTAAACACATCATCATCGTGCGTGTAATCATCATCAATCTTGCAATAAAGTTTAGCCTGGGCCAGCGTTACCGGCTCAATAAAGTTCGTGGTATCTATGATCTCCCAATTATACATTACTTTGTTTTTTTAGCTGTTTTTAGCTCTTTGGTTACGACCTTTTCTTTTTCTTCCTTGTAGTACACCCCGTTACCGTCACGTACTATTGTACTACAGGTATGGTTGTCCATTTCTCCGGTGATATGGCCTTTAGGCAGTCCGGCAAAGTCTTTGGTTAATTCTATTCTTGGCATCTTTGGTTTAATTAAAAACCCCCGCTAACAATCTTAACAGGGGCTAGTTATTAAATTACTCCCCTGATATTATGGGTGAGTTAAGGCAGTAATTGCAGCAGCAAACGTACCTTTCACAAACGCATTCAGGTGGTTAGTTTTGATGTATTGTACAGCGCGAACCTCAGCAAGGATAGTCACTAAGTTCTTGGTGAAGTCGTCATTCTCATAACCGATTTGTATACCTATTTCTTCACGCATAGCCAGGTTAACTTTAGAGAAGTCTCCAACAATAAACGAACCGGCAGTAACACCAGGGTTTTCAACTACCTGAACACCTGCAACCTCAACACCGTTAACAGTAGTGAATGGTGGCAATACATAAGTACCTTGTGTGTTCTTAGCTAACTGCATCATTGCTTTATCGACATTATTAACCAAAACATGAGTAGGATTGCCAAATGCTAGTGCTACCTGAGTAACAGCCGCCATAATAACATCATAGTTATTAGGTGCAACAACATTAAGCGCTAAGCCAGTTGGAGCAGCGAAAGTAGGAATAGCAAAGTTTAAGATACCCTTAAGATCCGGAGAAGTTCCAGAGCCGCTTAATTGCTGAACATCAAGCGTAATGTTAATTAACTCGTTCAGTTCGGTATTGATCTCTGATTGTAAATAAGGGATATCATCCAAAGCCTCTTTAGAGATTTTAAAGATAGCAGGAATTTTTTCAACCTTAGCTGAACGCTCAACAACGTCAAAGCTTATTTTGGGTTTAGCCGCGCCCTCAGCAGTAGTAGCAGGTGCGCCCTGTGGGTTGGTTTGCTCAGCCCATGAAATATACATTTTGCTTGTAGGTACAACACGCACCAATTGACGCAAAAATGGTCTCCTACGCTGAATACGTGCGAAATCTGAATCGAATGAGGTCAGATCATAAGTGCCCCCGGTATAGTTAGCGCCAATCATAAAGTTTGAGGCAGCTTTAACTTCCATTTTTACTTTAGCAGTATCTTCGCCTTTAAAAAGGGCAACAATCTGATTAGCTTTGCTTACTAATTGCTCGCCTAAGTTGTCATTGAATGACTTTTGGCTGTCTGGCTTGCTTCCAGCTTTCTGCAATTTAATATCCAAAGCGTCAGCATGAGCTTGTGTAGCTGCAAGTTTTGCTTCTAATCCTTCAATTACTGATTTGTCAGCTTTAGCGTCAAGCTTAGCGATAAAATCAGCAGCTTTTGCCATTGCTTCTTCGGCCTTTTGTTTTGCGCCGGCAACGTTGTTTTTAATGTCTAATGCAGCCGCATCGAGGGCCGCTTTCATTTCTTCTGGTGTCATTTAATTAATTGTAAATAAGTTTTTAAAATGGTTGACTAACTCAATCGGCTCTACTGTCTGAGTGGTGTCTCGGCCCGGCTCTTCGGTGAGTGATTTTAAGATTGTTTCTATTTGCTCAAGCTTACCATCCGAATACGGCATGTTGTAAGCTTTGGTTAATAGCTCAATAAGGTATGCTGGACTTTTTAAGCCTTTCAGATCGGTTGCAATAGCCAATGGATTAGCCGCCCAGCTTGATAAAAACGAATATTCGTATAGTTTGTACTCGTTGATAATTCTTTTGTCTTTCTGATCCCGCGATACAATAGAATAACCAATAGAAAGTTCAGCGTTCTGGCCGTTCTCTTTCATTAGCTGTATATCGGTGAACATATCCCGGCTTACTTCCTTGTTCATGTTGAACTGAGTAATGGTGTTTAAGCCGTACGGATCAGAGGCGTTAAGTTCTTTGGGTACGCCCAGCGTAATAGTAGAATTGTGATCCTTCAGGACGCGGATTCTTTTAAAGTTTTCTGTTACTGTTTTGGTAAAACTACCAGGTGCCGAAATGTCGTTATCGCTATCAACATTATTATAAGCGTTGGCATAAGCTTTAATTATACCCTGCTTTGGCTCTAAATCATCTACGACCTGCGCAAACTGCTTAAAATTCATTATCTCGCTGTATCTCGTTCACAAAATCTGATACTAATATAAGTAATATATGTCAAATTATTACGACAAAATGTAAAATATTTTTTACATCTATCAAATATGCCAGATATGACGTTTGGCATAATATTAGGCAGATAATTTTCTATTGTTTATCTTTAAGTCCCGAATGAGCAAACAGGAATTCCAGGAGATAAGCGAACACTACGTTGGCAAGAATGGCCGTTTAATGGTTAAGCTATTCAAGTATTACGTAGTTACAGGTGCAAAGCTTAGCCTGGGGTGTTGTGATTTTATATACGAAAAGGTTAAAATGAAGAAAAAGTAAGGATATTAATTAAACCTTTCTATATTAGTCCGCTCTTATTTGATATATGAAGAAACTTATCCTTATCCTTTTCTTGTTACCGCTGTTCGCTAAAGCGCAAAAAATCGAACTTCCTTTAAAAGATAGCACTATCATGTACGAGGAAATTATAAGTGTTAAAGATTCAGGCGCTACGGCTGATAAAATGTTTACGCTTGCTCAGTCATGGTTTGCAAATACCTTCAACAATTCAAAATCGGTGCTCAGGGTTAATGACCGTGTGAGCCATCAGTTAATCGGCAAGGGATCAGAATTATTTGAAAACGGTATTGGGTACAATCCATCGGTTTATCTCAACTACACCATAGCCGTTGATATTAAAGATGGCAAATACAGGTACAGGGTTTATGATCTTTCTTACGAATCCGGAAGCGGTTATTTCTATCAATTATCACAAGGTTATAGCCATTACCTGCATGATGAAATAAAACAGATGGTTTTTGAAAGCAAGAAAAAGGCCATCAAGCGATATGAAAAGGAGTTTATCTTTGCAGATACCAAAGCCAGGGCATTAATACAAAGCCTTAAATCAAACATGAGCAATTTAAACGCTGACGCTTTCTAATTGGTTCGGCATAATCCGGCCCGCTGAATTTCTAACCACCGTATAAACAACCCTGCATCTACAATTAATTACATTCTTTGCGCTTCCTGCAGGATCGCCAGGCTGAGCAAGTAACTCCCCTCCTACATCAAACAATTCATCTTTGTCAATGGTGGGTGAAAGTAGCATTAACTCATGCGCGTCACGGGTACGGCTGTCAATGGTCGGGATCCATCGCTTTTCCAATTTCATGTTAAGCCTGTCGGATAAACTATCGGCTGCAATAGAATGGCCCAGATTAGCGGCAGTTGTAGCCTCTGTACGCGCGATAACTAGCGAACGGTATCTATTGTAGTCAGGATCGGATAGTTCGTCATAGATCAGCTTTGCCCGTTCCTGGTTGCTCATACCTTCGTTATCGGTGTAACTGTTTTTTAAAGCGTCTCTTAACCTTCGCTTGGTTGTTTCGGTTATTTCCTTTACCCTGTTGCCTCCGTGTTCATCATACCAATCTTTAAGGCGTTTAATCCAATCCGATTTATAGAAAGAGGTATCAAACACACCCTTTTGCCCTATGTTGCGGTGAAGCTCTGCTAATTGCTGCCCGCCTGCGTCAATGATAATGGACTTGTAACATTTTTGGAAAGCGATTTTCACCGGCTCAGGTGATAGGTTGTTGATCGCATTGGTGAACGCGACAATATTAGGCAGGTGTTTAGCCGCCTCGTTTACCTGAGCGTTTAAGGCAGCAAGATAAGCACGCTGTGAGCGCTTAGCATACTGCCTGTGACGTTGAGCGAATACCCTTGATATGTGTTTATCAGATGGCATTAATAATCTTGCTGTGCGTTTGGATCAATAGGCTGATCGACTGAATTGAAATCTTCTAAACTCATTAGGTTGTTAGGGATAAAAAACTTATCCATGTCGGGATCTTCTTCAAGGCCTATCATTTCCCTGTATTCGTTTCCTTTCACCTGGTAGCTGTTGCCAAATACTTCTTTTATTAACTTAAGGTCCGGCTGAAGCTCAGCGAACACCGTAGTATCAAAGTCAACTACGTATTCGCATTTATCCCGCTTGTTGTAAGCTGGCATCAGCCAATTAATCAGTTTATTTTCAAAGTTGTTGTAGAATGGTAAACAGATATTGGAAACCAAAGCCTTTTGCGCTTTCTCCTGGTTCTCAAATGTTGCGTCTTTATAACCTAACAATACCGGCGGGAAACCCCACAAACCACAAAGCCCCGGTACATCATCGCGCATCCCTTCTAACACTTGAAGATCAACCGGTGACATGCCGACCTGGGTATAATCAACCGACTGCGAAAAAGCAATGATTTTGTTAGCGTTATCAGATCCTAGTATCTTGTCTTTAACCTTGTCGTTAATCGCGTTAACTTGACCTGGTTGCCAGTTTGTTTTTTCATCCCTTGGCGTGATCAGTCCGGCTACACCGCCATTTTCTAAAGCACCTCCACGGAAGTCTATTGATTTGTTGTTAATAGCTAAACGCTTAACGCCTGCCCTTAATGGCGATTGACCGCGTAATTGTGTACCGGATAAATCCCAAAAAGGATTCCAGCGCTTCATGTGTAATACATTAGCCGCAGGGATTTCTATTTTCTGCTCACCGATTAAAAGTTTATACCCTCTTACCGGCTCAAATACATCACCCTGTACGATCTCAACCAAATGAGAAGGCAACACATAAAGCTCTTTAAAGCATCCGGCATTCGGTCCATTTTCAGGCGCTACGCCATAAATAAACACCTCACCGCATACGTTCCAGAAACCGGCAGCGGATTCAATAAACTCTTCCGTGTTTTGCTGTGGGTTCGGTCGTTGCAATAGGTCGTTTAAATCGCCCTTTTCAATTTCTTCCAAAGCTTTCTTTCTGAAAGAAGATTTCATTGCCTGCGAAGTTGGCTTGCTGTCGTACTTAAATGATTTGTACTTTAGCAATGCATTCTTTTGATCTGGAACCTTTTTTAATAGTTCTAGTGGAGCTATCTTCTTTTTGTCAAGGATCCGGGTTACAATGGAGTAGATGATCTCATTACTCATATAACCTTCCTTAACGTAGGTCTGCGAATTAGCCTGTAAATAACTTACACCACCCTTGTTAAAGAATGAGTAAACCATCTGGTTTAATAAGTTCGCCTGGTCTTTCGGCAATACTCCCGTTTGTATCTGAGCTTTAATGCCTTCAATTTCTGCAAGCATTTTACTTTCCTGTTCGGATGCCATACGCACCCCTTTCACATTATTCCACCACGCCATGTTCTTATGCTATATAAAATACTCTTTCACGTCTGTACTCAAACCACATACGCATCATTACCATATCGGAAATGTCCGGTGATCTGCCTAATATCTCTTTTACTTTATCTTTTGGGATAACCTGCCGTTTGGCATCCTTATCCATGTTATGTTGTTTAACCTGTTCAAGTTCTTGAATTAGGTCTGACTTAATTGAAATGTCGGTTATGTTCAGGTAAATCTTACTATTGTTCACTAGTTCGGCCAGCTTGAAATAACACTGGCTTTTTAGATGGTTGTAGTTTTCCTGTTCGCCTGTTTCGGGATTAGGTAGGGCAACACTATTATTTACGAATCCACAACAACCCAATACGTCAACAACACCACCGCCAACGCCATCTTCATCAGCGATTATATTTGACATTGGCACCAGGTATTTACCCGCTAGCCTTATAATTTCTTCAACTGCTTGCGTTATTGAGTTCTTAGCCATTGTTTCAACATGAATGAGTCTTAACCCATCCCATACGCCAATAACGGTTTTATCACCACCAAAACGGGCAATATCTGCAGTTATGTATTTCTCGCCACCTAATACAAAAGTATTGGTGAATAAGTCCTGTATTTTGTTGAAGGATATTAGCGCTGCCGGATCATCGTCAAATTCCCAATTACCATAAAGCAAACGTTCTTTTGAATTATTATCTAACGTTAATAGGTTTTCGCGGTAATGTTTTGATATGTGCGGATTGTCAGATAGTAACGATTGTATAAAGGAATATTGAGGTAATAAAATACCTTGCTTTGCCGGCCTGTAAAATCTGCTATACACCCAGTTCTTACTTGGGTTACAACTCCCCATCATTTTAGGTATCAATCCGTTTTCATCAAGCTTGTACCTTATACGGGATTTTAGAACTAACCATGCTTTCTCAACTATCTGGTTTGTTTCGTCCACAAAAGCATCTGTTATTTCCAGCGATCCCAATTCGTCAAAGTTCGGATCAGAAGGATAAAGGAATAGATCTTTTAGAAGTATCTCAGAGCCGTTAAAAAACTTTATGGTATTGGTCTGCTGATTTAGAATGTAATGGGTTCCGGCTTTTATGCCTTGCATCTGAGCAACCTGAAAGAAAGAGTTAAGGGTTGTTTCCTTTAGCGTCTTTAATGAAGCCCTGCCAATTACACCGCGAGTACCAGGATATTTTAATCTTCGCTTCAACTGCCAATAACAGCCAAAAGCCGACTTCCCACCGCCAGCACCACCACCAAATAATAATTCAGTGGTTACGTTATCTTCAAGCTTATCTAAGGCCTTAGTCTGCTTTATCGTTAGCTTCATAAGTCTTTTGCTCGTCCCACCTAATTGTTAAATCCGTCTGCTGCTTATTGTCCTTTTCGAACACGCCTATGATCTTACCAAGCATTTCAGTTGCCTTGTTTGCGCCAGAGCTATCAAATTCCCATTCTCCACTTTCCTGCCATTCGCCATCAACTTTCTCCATTACTGGTTTGGATTGCATACAGCGATCAGATATTTCCTTAAACCTTTTACGCACCCATACAGCGTCAACCTCTGCCTCTTTGGATATTACCGATAGCTTATCTTCGATATACATCGCAACGTCATCCAAGGCTAGTATCTGGCTTGCTTGTGAACGGGCTGATTTTTCAGAGTAACCGGCATCAATAGCGGCTTTGGTCGCATTGAAGTGAATGCAATAATTATCAGCAAAGACTTTTTGTTGATCGGTCAAAGTGTTTAGGATTGTTAAGTATCTTCCTTACCCAAATATAATAATAATCTCCGACAATATGTAAAACAAACTTGTCAAATAGTAAAATAGTTTTTACTTAGCAGATTGGTTGATTGTTACGATATTTTCAAAATTCTTTACACTAAGTATTTATACTAAGGTGGAAAAACGTTGTACTCAGGGCGGTTTTTGAAAGCCGTTAATTACACTAAGTATGCCTTGTTAACTCTTTTATCCTATCGAAACACCGCCAAAACAGATAATTATCCTGGTTCCGGTTTGCCCATTCCATTAAATCATACAGGTTTACGAGTCTTTCGTCGGTCTTTGGCCTATAGTCGCCAAACATTATAACATCCGGAGGCTTCATACTGCTTGTTTAGGTGAATAGATTAGTTCATCTCCATTAAGTAAATAATGGATATTCTGTAACTGGTGAAGGTATTTTACTACTACTCCGGTGTAATTATGGGTAAAGTGATTGTCTCCATGATCAAATATGGATTCTAAATCGGTATGACTATAATGTTTATTAGTTGGATCTGTAAATACATAAGCATTATTATACTTGAAATATCCGCAGTCCAGTAATATCTGGCCGGTTAATGGGATGGGTGTTAATGGAGAATATGCATAACCACCGTTTTCTATAAACACGAAGCTAGAATCAGAGCCGTTAAACTCGCTGAAATCCATGTTTTCAATGACGCATATTTCTACGGGTTTATTCTCATCGTTAAATACCCAATTACCAATTCTTAAATCTTTAGCCTCTATCATGCTGTTTTCTTTGTATATAAAATCTTAAAATCGTTTTTCAAATTCAAAATATGATTTAATTTCTGGGAGTTTTAACATCGCATCTTCGGCAATCTTTTCCTCCATGAATTGATTAAGAAACTCCCTTATTGTGTCTTTAGTTGCTTTTGCGGCTTCGTAATCCTCTCGGTGCACACAATCGGCAAGTAATGGAAGAAACGTTTTAACCCATTCAATGGGGCAGGTTACATTAGAAAAACAAGAAACGTGGTTTAATCGCCATAGCATAAATTTCTTTATTTCCTTATAGTGCTTTCTATCAAAGGCCATTAACTTGCTTGTTTATATAAAATCTTATTTAAAGTTAATTCACACTCTTTTTTGGTTCGGGGCATAATGATCTCGGCTTCATCTTTCCACCTGATCAATGAGGCTTTTAACATCTTGAATTTTATTGCGCTATCCTTTGTTTGCCATCCCTTAGTATCAATAATCACGTTCGCTCCTGGCAGATAGAAGTCAACTATTGATTTGATCGGCCTTATTGCTTCTCCCCTGTAACGAAATCCCGGCTGAAGGA